TGCCAGATGAACCAGGCTCCTGCTCCATCCTGACGGCCACTCCGTATCCGTCCTCTGCCGCCGTCTGGGCAATTAGTTGTTCTACTTTCTCGCCCCTTACTCGTGCTTTTTTGATGTCAAGAATGTACGAAACGCCACCGTCGAACATCATGAGGGTTCCGACTGTCCAGTCAGGGTCAGGGTATGACGCGGTGGGCTCGGATGCTGCAAGGTCCCAGAATCTAACGACTCTGGCAGAATTGGTTATGACGGGGATTTCGCTGGGGTCAATAATTATGAAAGATTCGCGGTCAAAAAGGCTACCGAGGGTCGTCGACCACCAGTCGCCTTCTTCTAGACGTCGCCGTTCAACGGGGTCTAGGGCAGACAGGGCCTGCCTATATGAATCTGCATCAATTCCTGGGTTGTCTTTAAGCGTGGATGGAACAAAGACCCGTCCAGTCTCTCTGCCCTCTACGATGAACCGCTGACGAACCCAATTCGGAGCAGGGTTGGATGCCGCCCTCATCCGAAGCGGAATCTGCGCCAAAGGACCACTTGCGGGACGACGCAGACGAGAGAAAAGGTATCTATAGTCGGATTCTCGGATTTCTGTAACTTCGTCCATCCCTATGAACTGAAACTCAGAACCTTTGTATCTCAGATAGTCGTTAACGTTATTTAGGTAGCCGAATGAAATGCGAGCCCCAGATGGGAAGGTGGCCACGAAACTATTGTTATTCCAGTGAACATCGTCATAGTTACTCATCCACGATTTAAAGCGGTCCATCAAGGCACCTGGCAGAGAGAGGTCGGCAAATGTTCTACGGAAGAGGATTGCTGAATAGCCAGGGACATCCACATACTGTAGGGCGGCCATCAAAAGGGCTGAGGACTTGCCTCCACCAGCCGCCCCACCAAAGAGACCTTCAAGGCAGTTTGTCCTCAAAAAAACTTTTTGATTCAAAGATGGCTCTTCTGGGCAAAAAGGAGGCAGCTTGGGGCTCAGATACTCTAGAACTTCTTCCCAGTTAGATTTTGATGCCATAAGTTAACGTAACCAATCAAATAGCGCCCATGGTGCCCGAGGGCCAACTTCTGCGCTACTGTATCTTACATGCCACCAGCATCAGAGAACATAAAAAAACAACGCAAAAAATCACCCGGAAGACTTAGGGTGGTATTATTATCTCCAGTTTTATTCCTCAAAAAAACAAAATCTTCACTAGCAGCCAAGGCGAACAGAGGAACTTTCGCAAATTTGTTAATGGTTTGCTTTATAATGTTCTGTAGTATTGGTACAGGTATGATATTCATGCCTGCCGGTTGGGTGGTTGCTGGTGTTTGTTGCGGACTTTTCGCTTTGTTATTGGGCCTCGGGTAGGTAGCGCATGCGTTGGAACCCGTCTCAAAATAAAAATATAATCCCCCCGTCCCGCAAGGACCTGGGCTATGGAGCTCCGGTATCCATAAACCCGTCCCTAGCAGGGAAAGCGTATAAGGATGGATGGGACATTGAACGCGCCTATCGCGAGGGAATGTCCAAGATTACTTGGGTCAATAGATGTATTGATGCGATTGCTGGAAATCAGGCTCGCCTTCCAATTATTCTTAGGAAAGACAACTCTAATCAGGGGGAAATAGTTCGCGGCCGCGAGGCCAACAGGTCTACCCTCTTAGAGCTCTTGAATAATAAGGCGAATGTAGGAGAAAACTCTTTTATTTTCCGATACAGATTGTCGGCTCAGCTGATGCTCGGTACTCGAGGGGCATTCGTAGAGAAAATTAGAGGACGGGATGGGGGAATTATTGCCCTCAACCTTCTTCCACCTCAATCAACGGCACCAATACCGGACCCCAAAAAGTTCGTATCAGGGTACGAAGTACAAATGCCCTACGGAGAAAAGCAGTTCTTAAAGCCAGAAGATGTTTGCTGGATAAGGAGACCGCACCCTCTCGACCCTTATCTGTCCCTTACGCCACTGGAAGCGGCTGGGGTTGCCATTGAGATAGAAAACCTAGCCAAAATCTACAACCGCAACTACCTGCTTAATGATGGTCGTCCTGGCGGCATTTTGGTTGTTCGTGGAGAGATGGAAGAAGACGATAAGGAGGAGCTTAGAAATAGGTTCCGCGGCAATCTGGCAAGGGCTGGTCATACAACAGTTATTGCTGCCGATGACGGTGTTGATTTCGTCGATACTTCGGCCAATCCGCGCGATGCGGCATATGTTCAGATGCGTCAAATAACAAAAGAAGAAATTCTGTCAGCATTTGGTGTTCCTGAATCCGTCATAGGAAACGCTTCTGGAAGAACATTCAGTAATGCCGGAGAAGAAATCCGTGTTTTTTGGATGGAAACAATGCTCCCCCATCTTGAGCCAATCGCCAGAGCTCTTGATGAACTCGATGACAAGTATTATCTAGATTTTGACACGTCAGAAGTCCCAATTCTTATGCTCTACAAGCAGGAAAGAGACAGGTACCTGTTGCAGGAGTTCCAGACTGGCTTAATTAGTGCAAACGAGTATAGAATCGGTTCTTCTCGTAAAGAAGTTGAGGCAGACCTCGCAGACTCCTTGCTCCAGAACCCCAATCTCATTCCGATTGCTAACACCAAGAAGAAAATGGAAGAAGGCCAGACTGAAGTCCCAGGTATGCCAGGAATGCCTCCGGGAATGCCAGGAATGCCGCCGGGAATGCCGGGAATGCCTCCAGGTGTGCCAGGAATGCCCCCAGGACCAGTTCCGCCGGGCGGCGAACCTGTACCGCTGGACGTCAATACGATGGCTGGGGCACTTGCGGAGTCCGCAGCCAGTGGCCAGCTTGCGCAAACAACAACCCCACCAGAGGCCTTTGGAGGCGGCGTACAGGCTCCAATGCCCCCAGGACCTATGTCCGTGGCATCGTCGCCGGATAACGAGATACAGGTAAAGTCCACGGAAGAAAAACAAGAGACCAAAGACGCAATTGACCGCAATGAACAGGCGATAGAGCGATGGACGAACATTCTAGCTCGTGGCATGGAGAGAGTTATTGAGCGCCAGCAACGAGTAGTTCTTGAAAAGGCAAGCGGGACAAAATCAAGGAAAGCCCTAATGCACGGCACGCTTGATATTGAATCCGTATTGTCAATAGATACGTGGAACAAGCAGTTCGATGAGGATATTCGTCCTGTTGTGTCATCAATTATTAATGATTCTTTTGAATCGAGAGTTAATGACGCATCCACAAACGGTCTCAAAATCAAAGCCTTGCCAGCAAAAGATGTTCGAGCAATGGTTGATGCACATACATTGAGAATTAAGAAAATTAACGAGTCTCATTTCAATGAAATTAACTCTTTAATGCTCAAATCTTTCGTGTATGCGGATGAAGAAAAACGGTTTAGTTTCTTTCGCGATGGTCTCGTAGAAATGTTCACGGATTTTTTTGCGCACCAACAAGAATTACTGGCAGAGCGCGAGACAAGGTCGGCATGGAGTTTCGGCCAGACAGTTTAAAGAAATTACTATTTCAGTAAAATAAATAATATTTTCTTTAAACAAATAACTTTGGTGATAGTTGCACCGGACAGACTTCTAAATCGCTTATTATTTTCAATAGACACGACGTGAAGGGTCTATCGAATGCCATCAGAATTGTTTGAATATAAGTCGTCTACGCTCGGGCACTCCGACTCCATCAATTTGGATGAAGCGCAGGGAATTGTCGAATGCTTCGTGGCTGGCATCGGCAACAAGGACTCTGTGGGCGACATCGTTGCCACTGGAGCATTCACGAAGAGCCTCCAACGCCGTAAGCCGCGCGTTGTCTGGGGACACAGTTGGAATGACCCCATTGGCAAGGTTCTAGAGATTTACGAAGTTCCGAACACGGATAATCGCCTTCCTATGAAAATGAAGATGGCCGGAATTGGTGGCCTGTTCGCTCGAGTTCAGTTCAATCTCAATTCAGAAAAAGGTCGCGAAGCATTCGCCATGGTCGCCTTCTTTGGCGAAGAGCAGGAGTGGTCGATTGGTTACAAGACACTTCGAGCTCAGTTTGACCAGAAATCCCAAGCAAATATCATTTATGAACTTGAGTTATATGAGGTATCTCCGGTTCTGCATGGCGCAAACCAGCTAACTGGGACTATTTCCGTTAAGTCCGAAGAGTTGTCCGGTGGAATCTTGATGTCCATGATGAACGAAGAAAACCCAATTGACAAGGCAGAGATAGAAAAGCAGCTTGCTGCAATTTTGGGCGCAAAAGTATCTTTAATGGAAGTTAACGACGAAGAGATTACGTTTGCGCGAAGAATGGACAACGGAGAAGTTGGCCGCTACAAGTGTGGATTCAGCAATAATCGCGGACATTATATGTTCGGTGCGCCGCGCCCCATTGTTGTAATGCCCGTGCGTAAGCCCATTGCTCCTGTAAGCGCAATGCCAATGGCGATGCCAGGTATGCCCCCAAATGAGCCACAAAGAATTGTTCGGCCTTCTCAAATGCCATCAATCCCAGTTGCTATTAAGCCAGGCGAAAACGGCAACCAGATAGTTCCTTTGCCACCAGTGCAATACGAAAACGATAATGGAAGTCGATTTGACCCAAGTAATCTTGACCAAGAAGAAGCTGACTTAAGAGATGCTCTTTTAAAAATCGTAAAGCGTCACGGAAAGTTTAACGAAGATTCCGAGGGAGTATGGGCAGCGTATACCCCTGCTGCACAAAATGAAGTTGCCGGAATCGGCGTCAAGTGCTCCAACTGCGTCTTTTATCAGGGTGGAAGCGCCTGCAAGATAATCGACATGGAAGTAGAACCTGAAGGTAAGTGTCGTTTTGCCGTCATCCCAAAGGGCGTTGTCAAGGGAGCCGGCTCAAAAGCATATGAACTCGACGAGGAATTCGCCGAAGAAGATTACGTCGCTGACCTCGAGGTGAAATACCCCGGGGAATTAGCAGTTGCAGGACTTCGTGGAGTGGTCGGCAAGCGGAGAAAGAAGCGTCGGAGCTTTAAGTTCTTGAGTGAATTTGGTTCCAAGAGTGAAGATTTTGAAGACAAGCCATACTTACTTCCAGTTGTACCTCAGTTCGCGTTCCAAGTAAAACAAGTTCTTGACCCAATCTTTGATTACCATGGTGTTGATTCTTACGTCGACACAAGCGGTATCTTCATGACTTCTGGCGTTACTTACGAATTGATTGAGGCAGTCGACAACGCTGTCGCAAATTTAAAAAAAAAATCCTTAAGTGAAAACAACCTAGAGTGGAAAGCAGCCGGGTATCGCCTCGGCAGAGCTATCAGCAGTCGATTAATTGACCGCCCAAACATCGGCGGAGGTCGTTCTCGCGGTCGTTTCTTCACATCTGTGGGTGCGGAAGACTTTGACCCATTCACTGCACGCGACTCCAACCTTAACGGCATCGTAGGAGAGGGACTGTTCCTGCGTGGAGTTCCGCTTGCCGTAAATGACCCAACACCAGATGGTCCTGGCTCTATTCGTAACCCCAAGCCATCCCCCAGGCAGGTTGCGAAGCCGAATGCTGCAGCAATTTCTCGAGCGGAAATTCAAGTAGAGAAAATAACAAAACCTAAAGAGCGCCAGAAACTTTCCTCTGGAAGCGAGCTTGTAAATCTTCCGCGAATAGACGACCCGGATGTTGATTCGGCAGAAAAATATGGCGCAGCAGAGTCGCAGCGTGACGAGCTTCAAGGCGTTTTGGATGGAGCATCAGATTCTGACCAAATAAAGAAGTTAAAGAAGGCCATTGCGGAAATCGACAAATACATGGAACGTGTCGAGAAGATGGCCGAAGGCGAAATGGCTGATACTGAAAAGCCAAAGAAAAAGCCCGTAAAGAAGCAGGTAGAAAAGACCAGTCAGGGTCTTTCAAGCGGCTACGGCAAGTATCTAAATAAGCCCGAGGCGAAGCGGACGCAAGACGAGCGCCGCAAATATGACGGCCCCCTGTCCTCGCTTTCATCAGGAAAGTTGGCAGACAAGGCAGAGCTTCCCGAAGGCTCCAGCCAGCTTGAAGAGTTATACAAGGAAATGGCAAAAGATATTGTCGCTATTTTGCAGGAACTCGCCAACAATCCAGACGCATCAAAAAGATGGGAATTGCCATGGCGTAATGCCGAGAATTATGCGCGGAATCCAACTAGTGACCGCATCTACCAAGGCATGAATCAGATGATTTTGTCCCTTACGGGCTCAGCTCGCGGCTACAAAATGAATCGATGGGCCGGAGAGGGACAGTGGAAAAAGTTAGGCGGCAAAGTAAAACCGGGAGGCAGAAACAGGGGAGTGCAGGTTCTCGTTCCTCGTGAAGGACGAAGCTTTACTGATTCAACTGGCAAGCAAGTTGAAATGGGTCGCTACTATTCTGTTCAAACGGTATACAACGTCGATGAAATTGCAGGACTCCCAGAAAGTTTCTACGAGCTTGGTGATGTAGAAATAAACCAAGAGCAACGGTTGCAGGATATAGAAAATGTCATTAAGGAAATAGGTCCTTCTTTTGTCGAATCTCTAGGCTCGCAGGCTTTTTATCGCCCCGCCACCGACAAAATTCATATGCCTGCATTTGAACAGTTCAAGGATGCTTTGGCTTTTTATGGAACTGCAATGCATGAGACAATCCACTGGACATCGCATCCGAGTCGACTCGACAGAAAATTGGGGAAAACGTTTGGAGACGAAGATTACGCCTTTGAAGAACTTATTGCAGAAATAGGCTCCGCGTTTGCAATGGGCGCAATGGGCCTTGAACCAACGATACAAGAAAACCATTTGCTTTACCTAAGTAGCTGGATAAAGAAACTACAAAAAGACCCGCTAGCAATTCACCGGGCCATTCTGCAGGCGCAGAAAGCAAATGACTACATAATGGACCGCTCTGCCACAATGCGCAAGCTCGCAGGTATCCCTGACGGCGAACGCAAGGGCAAGGACTCGGGCTGGTTTGAAATACCAATGATTGCTGGATATCCGGGTGGAGAAAAAATAAAGTCACCAACAACAATCACGGGACCAATGGAAGACCTGCTTGACATGGAGCAGTACGACGAACTTGTTCCGGATGCTCGAAATCTAAGTATCGAAGAGCGCGAAATGCGCTCCTTCCAGATTCATCCAAATGCTATACGCAGGAACAAAGACGGCGTAGTAATTACGCCATCTGGAGCTTTGGCAAGCGGCAAAAAGGCTGGCCCAATCAAGAGCAGGAAGGGCGCTCCCGACGTAGAGCGCACCGATGAAGATATTTCCATGAAGTTTGCGTTCGGCTTAAGTAATGAGCCAACAAACGAGCAGCGAGACATTATGGATGTTGTTATGCGTCTTGTTCGTGAGAAAAACCCACAAATCATGTCTATTCTTGCTGGTGCAGGAACAGGAAAAACTACAACCCTGAAGAGTATTGCATGGGCGTTGGCTCGTGAATTCAACCTATGGCCAGAAGGCGACGAGCGTCGCAAAGAACAACTCAAGTATTTAGCAGATAGATATAAGATTGATTTTAGCAAGATGTCTTCAGAAGAAATTGCGTTAGCAGTAGCAAAACTTGCAAAAGACAACCCCATGGGCAATATGTATTACACGGTTTTTAACACAAAAAACCAGCATGAAGCCGAGAAAGAATTCCCTAAAAATACGGGTATAGCCACGACCGACAAGCTTTTTCTTTGGTCTCTAATGCTAGGTGGTGGCGACAAAAGATTTGGTCCTGCGTTCCGTAGAAAAATGGCAGTCCAGAAACTTAAAGCAGATAACTCAGCCGCCGGAAGCGGTAAAGATAATCCAAAATTTATAAGTAAAGAAAAAACTCCAGATGAACCAAGGAGAATTGGTTCCGATTTTGTTCGCGAACATTTTGATGGCACGATTGAAACATTTGTAGGAGAGGAGCCTGGTTACAGGACCCTTGGTTGGCAGAGACTTGATGATGCCGTGGACTGGATTAAATTCCTTGGGATAGACAAATGGCCCGACCAGCAAACCAGAAGAAGAGACCGAGTACAGAAGGACTCCAAGGGCAGAACAGTCCGTGACGCCAACGGCAAAGAAGTTCGTGAACAATACGACGAGTCAATATTTATTCTCCCTGATGGAAGAGGAACAACACAAGTAACCACTGAAGAAATGGCCGATATTCTCAGTAACGCTCTCGGAAGATGGGAAATATCAAAAGAAGAAAAAGCAGCAGCATGGATGTTTACGCCGTCGGCATATCGTGCAGAGGGCCGCACCACCCCTAAAGGCCAGGGAAAAGACATTCATGTCGTGGACACGGTCCTCACAGAGGACCAAGTACCCAAATTGTGGGTTGAGGCCCTCCAGCAAGCGATAGATGCAATGATGGACGGCAACAGCAACATGATTCCGCGAAGGGACTCTGTTCAAAAACTATGGCTACTTTCGAATCCGGACTTAAGAACCGACCCTGGCCTCATAACGCATTCTGAAAATCAAACAAGAAACAAAGTGCCGATACCGAATACATACAAAGTTGGAGACAAGTATGTTGACGAGAACGGTGAAGAATGGATTGTGGCGGGAACCTCGCGAGATGGTTCAAGTAGCAAAGTAAAAGCAAGACTTGCCAAGCGGGTTGCCACTGTCGAGAATCCACTCAGCGCGTTCATGGTAGACGAGTCTCAAGACTCTAATGAAATTTTGGAAACCGTATTAGAAAACAATAGAAAAAATCTTCCAATAATTTTAGTGGGTGATGATAGACAGGCTGTTTATGCTTTCCGCGATGCGAAGAACATACTTGATTCCCTTGAT